TCAAGCGTGTACCTCGCATATCTCACCGGGTCGCCGTATTTGTTTCTGGCTGTCTCCATCGTCTTGCAAACGGGGTGCCCCGCTTTTTTGAGTTCGCTGACACGGGAGGCCAACCGCATACAAGAAAACTCTCTCAGGGCATCCAGAGGGGTGATAGAGCCGTTTTCCTGTATGTATCGCAGAATCTTCTCAGTCTGTGTCATTTCCAACCCTCCAACAAAGAATTGATATATGCTTCATCTTTCGTTTCTATGCCCATGCTCTTGCAGTCCTGCACAAGCCCATCAATGAGACGGGACATCTGATCCACGGTGTAGGAGCTTGAGCCGTACCAAAGACGGACGGTCTTGCAACCCGGCAGCTTGGAATCATCGACCTCTGTTTGCCATCCAAGGCCCCGGTTTTCCCATGCGTGGCAGAGAGCGTCAACCGCTGTTTCCTTGACGCATACCACATCACTCACACCGCCGATGTTCTTTATAGCGTTGCGGTATACTTCCACAGGGGGAATAGACAAAGCCGTTGCAAGATCGTTTATCAGCTTCCAGCAATAGGCGTTTGCGTCCAGGCTCCGTGTTTTCTTTTTCTTGGAGATTTCCCATGCACCGGGCTTGAAGTCGTAGACAAACCGCCGAACCGCTCTCATGGTTTCGCCGTCTCTTTCCAGACGGAGGGTGAGCGTGTCACCCTCCAACCGGGCTTCAAGAATCCGCATTGGCTTTCTCCCTCTCTATACAGGACAGGCACAAAATGCGGTTGAATTTGTTCAGGCTTGCGGTTTCGTGAGCGGACAGGGAAACGGGCTTGTTGTTCTTCCCGGTGTACGGGAGGATTTCAGCCCCGCACTCCTGACAGAAAGAATGGTATTCCGGCAGCGGTTCCGGCTCCGTGCCATCGTCCGGCAGATCCTCACCGGCGTAGATATACAGGCCAAGGCCATGACGGGCCACCGCTTTTGTAAGGCTTCTCTGGATCGCTTTGTTTACATCAAAACTTGTCACATTAGCCGCCGGGATGGATTTGTTTTTGAAATCCATAACCGGGAGATATTCAATGTGTTCGATACCGTCAACGGTCACACCCGTCTTAACCCAACAAGTACTCCCGTCCGTGTGGTAAAACAGGCCGTCCCGGTTCTCATAGATGGTATATACCGCATCCGGGTGGCGTTTCTTCAGCTCACCCCATGCCCACGCCCACGAAAGGTAAGACAGGCCGTTTTTCTTCTCAACCTTGCCGTTCACATTTACGGCGTTAAGGGCTTCAAAATAGTTACTCATACAGAGCCTCCTTTGATTTGTGATTAATTTTCAGTTCGTCCGCTATGTATTCCAAGCCCAGCTCCTTCAGATATTCCTTGAAGCACTCGGCGCACACATATTCCCCGTCCAGTTCAAAAACCTCATCAGACAGGCCCCAACCACACCGGGGGCATTCCAGATCCGGGACTTCCGGGGGCGGTTCCGGGTAGTCGTTAACATTCCAAGATGTGTCACTCATAGCGGGTTACCTCTATCCGCTCAACGCAGGATTTCCCAAAGTTGCCCTCACGGAACATTGTGGTATTTTCAAAATGCTCCTCTTTGTAGATACCGGCACATTTGATACAACCATTCTCACCCGATGGGTGTACCGCCATGAACAGATTACAGGCCGTGTTGAGGTCTGGGGCATGAACCACCGTCCACCCGCCGACATAATCCATCCCCTCCGTGCCATAGGTGAAGTAATACTGTTTCATGCCAGCACCTCCAACACCTTGGTAAGAACAAGGCCAACGATACCAGGGACGCAAATAATCGCCGCAAAACCAAAGGTTTCTTTCATAAACTGCTTCATGTATCTCTTTCCTTTCATATTCCAAGTATTGATTTCATTTCGCTGAAATCTGCTCGGCCCTGCTCTTTCCGTCTAGACGGGCCGTCAACCTTGATAGGGTGGCAACGTTCCAAGAGCCTGTCATACACCCGCCGTTTCCGCATTTCAGCGGCTTCAACTAACTGTTTCGGGGTGTAGTTAGAAGTGATAACAAGCGGGGTTTTGTTTCGGTACAGGGCATCAATGATTGTCGTAACGTGTTCATTCATGTACTCTGTATCACGCTCAACGCCTAGATCATCTATTGCTATCAGAGCAAACCGCCCCAAGCTGTCTATGTATTCCTGTTTGTCGTCCCAAAACCCGGAGAGCTGATTTGTCAGCCGTGAGAAATTGGTCATTAAACACGGATAGCCTTTATCAATCAGAGCGTTTACAATGCACCCGGCATAGAATGTTTTTCCCGTTCCGACATCCCCCCAAAGCAAAAGTCCCTTGCCCTCTTTACGGAATTTTGGGAAGTTGTCCGTGTAGGACTTCATAGCAAGAGCAATCTTTGTATCTCCGCTATCGTCTGCCTCAAAGGTGTAGCCTCTCATTTCCGGGGAGGGAAAACCCAAAGAGCGATACCGCTGTAATTCCGCTTCACGCTCACGCTTGACCCTTGCCCGTTCTTCAGCTTCACGGCGGTCATTCATACACTTACAGATACAGGGGACAACCCTTGCGCTGCCGAAAAGCTCAACCCGGCATTGTCTTGCCGTATTGCACCGGGAACAGTATTCCAAACCATCCGGGCCGGTATAGGTGTCGCCATCTCTCGGAACGCTGTCTATAATGGAATCAATTGTGTCTTTCAGATCCATCCGCTATCACCTCACTTGTAGAAATCCTCAGAGCTTGCGTTTGCGTAATCATAAGCTCCATTTGACGGTTTCCGGCTTTTCAGCTTGTCCCAAACAATCCCTTGATAGTTGGCGGCTATGCTGTCATTGATAACCTCAATCACCGCTTCCGCTCCGTATCGCTGGACATTGTTTTCAAGCTGTGTTATGAGCTTTGAAAGGCCCGTTTCCGTGTAACTCTGCTTCCGTTCTTTCTTGTATTGGAGCCAATCACTAAAAACGGCTTTCACAGAATCCGGCATATTATCTAATAGGTTATTAGATAGATTATTAGATATATTATTAGGTGATGTTTTATCACCGCCCCCTGGCTGTTTCATCACCACCCCCGGTGATGTTTCATCACCACCCCGGTGATGTTTCATCACTCCCGGTGATGTTTCATCAACCCTTGACTTGTAAGCACAAAACTTAACTCCGTTCTCAAAAATTTCACTTTTTTCTATTAAGTTTTGACTTTCTAAGCACTTAAGGTTTTCAATCACGTTGCGTTTTGTTATGTTCGTCCAGTTCGCTAGATACTGGAGGGAACCGCAGAACACACCTTGTTTGCTTTGGGAAAAACCGTGGATAATAGCGAAAATCAACAGCCGGTTTCCTTTTAGCTTCAGATCATTAACCATCCAGCCCTGAATCACTATGTAATTTTCGCTTTTTACATCTGCCACCGTCTCACCCCTTTCTTAATAGTTTCCGCAGCCCTTTTAAGGCTCCGTCTGGATCACCCGCAAGGACTTGTCCTCTCAGGGTGTTGTATTGCTGGTGGGTCAATCGGTTACGGCAAGCCTTGATCGTCATTAGGGCTTTGAAATCAATCTGTTTCATATTCACACCCCCCTTAACAAGGCATATTCCGCAATGCTCCGTTTTGTAAAAACGCTGACCCCTACATCGTGGACATAGAATAAAAACGGAAGTCCGCTCTCTGTTATGCCCTTAAATCTCCATTCGCCTGGGATATGCGGAGGAGTGACAACGTTCTGTGATATAGACCCGCTCAATCTCTCCGCTTCGTATTGTGTAAACTGTATTCATGCTTTCGCCTCAGTCCTCTCTTTTGCTTTCCAGAACCGCACCGCCGCCCGTTCAAGGCGTTCTTGGCGTTTCTTCTCATCTGTCACCGGGTCAAGGATAATGACCGTGTGGCCGTTAATTTCGTATGTAGTAGATTTCATGTGGGCCTCCTTGTTTGGTTTTCCAAACTCAATCCTTAAAAAAAAGCATTGCCTCATTCAAAGGAATGTCCAGAGCTTCACAAGATGCGATAATATCAAGTCTTGTCCAATCCTGTTTACCGCACAGCTTTGCGCTCACAGTTCCGGGATTGTAGCCGATTGCACGGGAGAAATTGGCCTGAGTACCGTACTTCTCACGAATGCGCCCTCTGAGCTTACGAAACATCTTTTCCCCTCCTTTCCTATATCGCTCACTCTGCGTTGATCCGGGCTTGTGACCGGCTTATGCGTTTACATAAGGCCGCATTATGCGTCTAATGTTGCCCCCGGTGGTTATAGGTTCCGGGGGCTTATATAGATAGGTTTGATTCTGTCAACGGTTGGCGCACACATAATACAATGTCCGTCCCGGCCATCCCTTAGGGAAACATCGCCGTTGTCCCAGAGGTAAAGGATGTCGCCATCCGGCATCTTTACTTTTCTGTACTTGCGTAACCGCTCGACAACTTTCTTCCATTGAGTTTCAGTCATAGCAATTAACCGTAAATATTTCGGGTGGTTAAGTATTTCATTGTTATATCCCTTTCTGCGTTGTTTAGCTTTCCAAACTTTCTAAGCCCAATATACGCTCATCACTTCACAATGTCAATAGCTTTTTTGGCATTTTCCAAACTTTTTTTACGCTCACACGCTTTTTTGTTGACTTTGCCAAACTTCCTTGATAATATTGGTATCGTTACAGGAGGTGATAATATGAACGAAGTCAACCGGGTAGCTGAAACCCATGAACGCCTCAGGGAGGCTTTGCGGGAATCCAGCAAAACACAGACCGACCTTGTAAAGGAAACCGGGATTGACAAGGGTTCTATGAGCAGTTACTTCAAAGGCCGGTATGAGCCTAAGTTACCGGCGATCATAAAACTTGCTGCCGCCCTGAACGTTTCAGAGATGTGGTTATGGGGCTATGATGTACCAAAAGAGCCGGAAACAGAAAAAGCCGCCACCAATGACGGTGACGGGCTTTCGGAAAGTCAAAGGGAGCTTATGGAGTTTGCACGGGGTCTTTCTGAGGAACAGGCTGAGAGGGCTTTGCAAATTCTGACTTTAGCACTTCAAGGGTTGGAATAAGCGCTGCGGCCTGTTCCGGGCTGAGATTTCTGATTAGTTCCAATAATTGAGCTTTTGCGGACATTCTTACACTCCTTTTCCTTGGGAACACCCGTTCCCTTCGTTAAAAAAAGGATACAACATGATTGAGGTCGAACAATGTAGAAAATGTGTCCGTTTTAAGACATTTTTATCAGCGTGGGAGCGTTCAGCTCCACCCGACCACCCCCACGCCTTTGCGGGATGATAGGCCATTCCTGACCTGGTTAAAGCCTATCACCGACAGGACATCTATTCAAGATTCATTTAAGTTCAATGCGGTGTCTTTTGTGAACAGTATGGTGTCACCTAAGTTATAAAAACATACTATATTGGTGTCATTTAGTGATAGGAGAAGTGTCATGGAGAATAAAACCGTTTTCTTGCCTGAGGATGATGTTGTTGTCAGCTTTGCCGTTACGGATGATAAACCGTTCAATAAATGCTTTGAGTGTCGCTCTTTCAAAAATGGATGTAGCGGCCCCAATCCGTTCAGTATGGGCCTTGAAAGAATGTGTGAATTTTTACAATTAGCACGGGTTTTTTCAAAACAATCATATCAAGATGTAGCGGATGGAACGGGCGTTTCGTTGGCTACCGTTAAGCGAACCCTCACGGGCAAAAGCGGAGACCCGGGTTATTTTACCTTAAAAGCGTTGAATGATTTTCTGGTTGGCGATCCAAACGGGAAACACCCCTGTGCGATTCCCAATATAGCGCCTGACGATAGCGCCGCCAGATTAAACGAAGCAACAAAAGAGCTGGAACGGGCAATGGCAGACAACGAAGATTACAGAACAGCCCTTGATAATATACACGCCTCTTATAATGCGGAGATACAAACTATAAGAAGTGAAGCCAAAACAAAAACAGATCACTTGCTAGAGCAGATAAAAAGGCTTCGCATGGAAGTTGATTACTTGTGTTTGGAGAATGACCGAAAGGCAAAAATCATTGATAAATACCTTGATAGTTAAATAAACATATTGAACATATAGGGGGAAATATGATGTTATATACAGAGGAAGATGCACAAAGAGCAGCGGAGTATGTAGTATATTTGAGAAAGTCACGCCAAGACATAGAAGCAGAAAAGCGTGGGGAAATGGAAACACTAGCCCGTCACGAGCGCATTTTGAAAGATGTAGCCCAAGAACAGGGATTGAACGTGACAAAGGTCTACAAGGAATTAGTTTCCGGCGACACGATACAAGACCGTGTGGAGATACAGGCCCTATTGAAAGAGGTCTATGCCGGGAAGTATGCCGGAATATTAGTTGTGGCTGCGGATCGTCTGAGCCGGGGTAGCCTGGAGGACATGGGTAAAATTATGAACGCCCTGAAATTCTCGTCCACCTTATTGGTCACACCAGGAAAAACATACGATGTAACACACAACAGATACGATGAACAAATGCTAGAAATGCAGTTGTTCAACTCCAAACAGGAGTACAGAGCCATTACAGGCCGTTTGCAAGAGGGTAAAAACCTGTCTATCCGTGAGGGAAACTGGCTTGCATCTTCCCCACCGTATGGGTATGACATACACAAGCCGGACAAGTGGACACGAACACTAATCCCAAACGACAAAGCCCCTCTTGTTGTCCAGATTTTTGAATGGTTTGTTAATGACGGTATGACTTGCGGGAAGATCGCAAAGAAACTGTCCGAAATGGGAATACCTAGCCCGTCCGGGATGTCTGTATGGTCAAAGAACACAGTACATTGCTTTTTGCGGAATGAGGCATATATAGGCAAGGTTTGTTGGTACAAGGACAAAGAGACAAAGGAAATGGACGAAAGCGGTCAGATCGTCAAGCACCGCCGCCGTAAAAAGGATTATTTGTTAGTAGAGGGTAAACATCCTGGCATTGTGCCGGAGGAGCTTTTTAACGCCGCACAACCGCTGTTTTCTGGACAAGCACCCGTCAAGGCGCACACTTCCATGTCTAATCCGCTGTCCGGGATATTGGTTTGCTCCAAATGTGGACGGGGTATGAGATACCATACTAATAAAGCAAAGAACACACACGTTCGTTACTGTCATGTACACAGCTTTGACTGCAAGATAAAAACGGCTAAATACACCGATGTAATGGCCCTGTTATGTCAAGCACTCCGGGAGTACATTGAGGATTTCTCTTTCAAGATAGACAATGCCGACAAGATGGAGGAAGCGAAAAAACACGCTGCCGAAATTGACATGATGGAAACGGAGCTTGAAAAGGCACACAGAAAACGCCGCCGGTTATTCGATGACTACGAAAACGAAGTCTACACCGCTGAGGAGTTCAGAGAGCGGAAAACGATATGGTCACAGCGTATTGAGAACATAGAATATGACCTTGAAAAACTCCGCCAAACCCAGCCGGTAGAAATAGACTACCATGAGAAAGTCGTAAAGTTTTCCAAGGTCTTAGAAGCGTTACAGGATGATAGTGTATCGGCTAAAGACAAGAACACCTTGTTAAAAGAGATTCTTGAACGTATCGAATACACCCGTGACGATGATGGATCATGGGCCGGAGGTAAGATAACACTAGCACTTGTTTTGAAGCCATAATATTTTTTTAGGCTAGTAGTGTATCATGTACACTCAATATTTATTGATTGTGCATGATACAACACTCTTGAAAGGGTTGATATCATGCGGTTTTGCAGATGTTGTAAAGAAAGAAAACATAACACATACTATAATTTTTACCCCGTCTGTTTGGGGTGTTTCCGAAAACTTATCAGAACATCAAGACATTACATATAAAAAACAGCCGGGGATTTCTCCCCGGCTTGATTCTTACAGTCCTACGATAGAACCCCATGTGTCAGCCCCCACAATGCCGTCAGGGGACAGTTTGTTGTCTGTCTGATATTTCTTCACGGCTGAGAGCGTGTTGCCGCCAAAATCGCCGTCAGCGCCCTCAGAGCCTACACTATAACCAAGGGCAATAAGGAAGGTCTGGAACCGCTCAACACATTCACCTTTGTCACCCTGTTTCAGATATGGAACCTTTGTGGTCACGGTCTTCTGCTCGGTGTTGGCCTTGTATGTCTTGGCCTTTTTAGCATAGTCCGGGCAACAATAGCCCCGAATATACCGACCATTGACGGAAATGGTTCTGTATGCTACGGAATCGGACTTGTTGCCCTCAATGACCTTGATAGTGGAGCCGGTCACGGAAACAACCATTCCAACGTGTTCAATGCCGCCCGTGTTGTCTCCGCTGCCGGTATCGTCCCAGTCGTACATGATCAGATCGCCGGGAGACGGCACATAAGCGTCATTCTCTACCCAACCACCCTTTTTAATATAAAGGTCTCTCATGCGTCCACAGCCGCATTCAGGATAGATAATATCCGTCAAGCCCAGCTCAACCGCCACAGCGGAAACAAAGGCGGCACACCATGCGTCATAGTATGTCACCTTGTAACCTACGGGGAGAGGTTTCTGGCTGTTATAGAGGTTAATGATTTTCTTGTGTGAGCCGTCTGATTCCTTGCAGCCAAGGTATTTAATAGCGGTATTTACTACAAGGGAACGCAGTTCTTTTTCGGTCATTTTGAATCACCTACCATATTGATTTCAAAGACCTTGGCTTCAATCAAAGCACGGACGGCATCGGTCAGATCATACCCGGCCTCAATAAGCATGGACTGAACATATTCAAGGCGCATACTACCGTCCGGGTCGTTTTCCTTGCCATTGTAAAGCTGTTCGGCTGCGGCAACAAACTCAGCCACAAACATATCCAGCTTTGCAATTTCCTCGGTGTCAAGTTTGGCTTTAATCAGGGAGATAAGCCATCTTCCCACCCAACCGATTCCAAGGGCAATGAGAGCGGCGACCACTTTGATAATGATATTAATGATTTCTTCAAACATAGCAAAACCCCCTTAATTGCTGTGTGTGCCGATTCCAAGAACAGAAGCAATGATCTGGTTCGGGTCGGCCTTTTCTTTCATGTCTTCGGGCAAGTCTTCCAGTAAAAAGATAGGCAACTTGACAAGGTTTTCAGATTTCGCTTTCCAGTAATAGCACCCGGAAGAGATAGCGATCTGAGCCATCCATGCAATGATAACGTTCCCCATTACAGAGGTGTCCCGCTCATAAAGAGTGAGCAGGACATACGCCATTAGCAGAGCCAACAGGACAAGATAGTCAATAATGAGTAGGGTTTTTCCAAACTCTTTCACAAGATTCACTCCCTGTGGTACATATCAATTCTAGTTTCAAGTTTATCGACCCGCCCGGTCAGCTTGTCGATCTCTTTGCCATGCTCCGTGATACGCTTGTCACGAAGCTCACCCGCCTTTTTTTCGTGGTCTAGGCTGTCAATGAGTTTCTGTATAGCTATTCGCAATTCATTGATGGGCTGAGTGAATTTCACTATAACGCCGATAAATGCCGCTAACTCAATCACAGTCAAGACTGCCGTGCCGATCAAACTAGCGTTGTTCATTGGACTGTTCCCCCTTAATCAGAAATGTGTGTACTATCGGATTTCGATGCAAGGTAAAAAACAAACCCTACTCCGGCGGCGATAGTACAAACCACCGCAATAGGGATAATCAGCCACAACTTCATACCGTTACCCCCTGTTGTATATAGTTCGTCCCCACCACAAACGTGGCGGGGACTTTATCCTGTGTTACACGTCTCTGGTGTTGGGGGCGGCTAACTCTTTCCGTGTAATAGAATTTGTGGTATTTATCACCGAAATTATGCCACCAGTAGAGCGGATAGCTACGAGTACCGGCTTAGAATAAACCACTTCCCCATTTTCTTCACCACGCACATAAATGATTCTGCCACTCTCCATTAACGATGCTAACTCTGTTTTAATTAGCAGGTTGTTTGCATCCGTTGTGTCGGGGGTTTTGTAAAGATAAGTGAAATCAGTATACAGGATGACGGCTCCGGGCAGATATTTTGCCGGGATAGGGATC